TAAACGATTTGATGGAGCGAGAGGCAAAAGCCCAGGCTCGAAAAGATTTGTGGCGATCCATTTACGAGGATTGTTACGAGTACGCGCTACCACAGCGCAATTTGTACGATGGATATTACGAGGGCAGAGTTCCTGGACAGTCGAAAATGTCGCGGGTCTTTGACTCGACAGCGGTTCATGCAACGCAACGATTCGCTAATCGCCTCCAGGCGGGTTTATTTCCACCATACAAGCAGTGGTGCAGGCTCGAAGCTGGTACTGGAATCCCGCAAGAGCAAGCGGCGCAAGCCCAAACCATCCTAGATAACTACAACGTCAGAATGTTTGACGCGTTGCGTCAGTCCAACTTTGACCTGGCTATGGGTGAGTTCCTGCTGGACATGGCAGTCGGTACTGGTGTGATGATGATTACGCCTGGCGATGAAGCCACGCCGATTAGATTTACTGCTATTCCACAGTATCTTGTTGCTATTGAGGAAGGTAGCCACGGCAATGTTTCTAATATTTATCGCAAGCTGCGAGTAAAGGCTGAGTCGATAATGCGGGAGTTTCCGGACGCTCAGATGACCGTTGAGCTTGAAGAGGCAATGACCAGATCTCCAGAGAAAGAACTGGATCTGACTGATGCTGTAATCTTCGATAACGAAACTGGTCGATATCATTATCATGTCTTGTGGACCACCAAAAGGCAAGAGCTAGTGTATCGCGAGATGCGATCAAGTCCATTTATTGTTTCCAGATACCTGAAGGTTGCCGGTGAGGTATATGGTAGAGGCCCACTTGTTACTGCGATCAGTGATATTAAAACGCTGAACAAAACGCTGGAGCTGGTTTTAAAGAATGCGTCTCTAGCAATTGCTGGCGTATACACTGCGGCAGACGATGGTGTATTGAATCCACAGAACATTAAGATTCAGCCAGGTGCGGTGATTGCCGTTGCAAGAAACGGTGGCCCACAGGGCGCTTCATTGTCGCCATTACCCAGAGCTGGGGACTTCAATACGAGTCAGATTGTGGTCAACGATCTTCGCATGAACATCAAGAAGATCATGATGGACGATACCCTGCCGCCAGATAACATGAGCGCCAGGTCGGCAACTGAGATTGCAGAAAGGACCAGAGAGCTTGCATCGAATCTTGGGTCTGCCTTTGGCCGATTGATTACTGAAACGATGGTTCCTATTGTTACCAGGGCATTGTTCGTCATGGATCAGCAGGGCTTGATTGACTTGCCGCTAAAGGTAAACGGTGTTGAGGTTAAGGTCGTACCTGTATCTCCGCTGGCGCAAACGCAGAAATTGCAAGAGGTCAATGATGTTGTGCAGTATATGCAGATTGCCAATCAGATGGGGCCAGAAGGCCAGGCTGTAATCTCTGTACCGCGAGTATTGCAGTTTATTGCAGAACGACTTGGTATTGATCAGAATCTTTTGACTACTGAAGAGGAGCAAATGATGATGATGCAACAGATGATGATGATGCAACAGGCAGCGGCGCAGCCGCAGCAGGTAGATGATGGGGGCGCAATAGAGGAAGCGATTCAATGAGCGATGGATGGGAAGGGTTAAACGAGGCTTTTTATGAGGCACCAAAGGCAGATGACATGGATATTCTGTACGGGCGTGTCTTTAAAAGTGAAGAAGGCCAGAAGGTATTGAGCCATCTTCGAGGGATTACAATTGAGCAGCCGAGCTGGAATCCAGGAGAAGATTCTAGTTTTGGTTATGTCAGAACTGGCATGGCGGAGATTGTAAGGATGATCGAGAAGCGAATAGTAAGGAGCGAAAATGGATAACGCAGCACAAGAAGGCAACACAGAAGCACAAGAATCTTTGTTAAATTTATCTGTCTCGGAAGATGCAGAAGCAAGCCAAGAGGCGCCGATCCCATTGCATGATGATTCGGATGCGCCGGTAGGCCAAGAAGCAGATTCAGATGAGCCAGCCCTGGAGCGGCCAGACTACTATCCCGAGAAATTCTGGGACGATGATGGTCCTGATGTTGAAAAACTAGCCAAGTCTTATGCCGAGCTGGAGAAACAGTTTAAGCAGGGTAAACACAAAGCGCCTGAAGAATACGATCTGTCCTCGTTAGAGAATGCCGGTTTATATGCCGAAGATGATGTGATGGGCATATACAAAGACTGGGCCAAAGACAATGGCATCAGCCAACAAGCGTTTGAAGAATTAGCCCAGGCAGTGTTGAGTACAGCTCAAGAAGGCCAAGAAGAGATGACGGTCAATCACCAAGAAGAGATGAACAAGCTTGGTGAGCGCGCTCAAGAAAAGATCCAAATGGCTGAAAGATTGTTACTCAAAGCCCCGTTATCTAACAATGAGCGAGAAGCTATGTCGAATAGCCTCAACAGCGCAGATTCAATCAATGCGTTCTTGAAGTATCACCAGGCTATTACGAATGAGAACATCCCAATTCAGTCGGCGCCCAGCACGCCGGACATGACCAGGACTGATCTGGAATCTGCCATTGCGGATCCTAGATGGCATACTGATGCAGCCTGGCGCGGTAAGATTGAAAAGCAGTGGATGGCTTCGCAAAAGTAGATTAAATCTAACGGTTGCGTTTTCTTACAAAATATAGTTATATTCGTTTTTGATGGCTAACCGCGTTCGCGGCCCTTCTATACGGTGATTCCGTTGGTGGTGGAGACAGGCTCCACAAGTAACCGCCCGATTTCGGCTAACGGTAGCGTTTGATAAATTCACTTTATTGGAGGTTCTGTCATGGCACAGGATGTAACTACAGCGTTTGTTACTCTCTTCGAGTCAGAAGTAAAGCAAGCGTATCAAGCAGAGTCGGTTCTTCGTGGAACGATGCGGACTCGCACAAACGTACAGGGTAACACGGTTAAGTTTCCTAAAATCGGCAAAGGTGTAGCAACGGTTCGCGTACCGCAAACTGATGTAACCCCTTTAAACGTGCAGTACAACCAAGTATCAGCCAGCATGACTGATTACATTGCTGCGGAATACAGCGACATTTTCCAACAATCACACATCAATTTTGATGAGCGTCGAGAGTTGGTTGAAGTTGTATCCAAGTCAATTGCTCGTCGTCTTGACCAGCTTTGTATTGACGCAATGGTTGGTAATGCAAGCTCTACTATCGCAACGAGTGTTGGTGGCGCAGCCTCTAACATGAACATCGAGAAGCTTCGAGCGACTGCAAACGCAATGAATACGAATAACGTACCTGCTGAAGGTCGATATTTGCTCATGCACGCAAGCCAGTTAGATTCATTGTTGGGCGACCAGGAAGTAACCTCTAGCGATTTCAACACAGTGAAGGCTTTAGTCCGAGGTGAAGTATCTTCATTCATGGGCTTTAACTTCATCACTATGGGTAATCGTGACGAAGGCGGCATTCCAAAGGCAGCTCCTCCCATCCGAACTTGTTTCGCATGGCACAAAGACTCAATGGGTTATGCTGAATCAATGGCTCAGAGAACTGAAGTCAGCTACATTCCAGAGAAAACCTCGTTCTTGGTTAGCTCTATGTTTAGTGCTGCCGCAGTAGCGATCGACTCTGAAGGTATCATTCAGGTTAACTGCACCGAATCCTAAAGGAGAAATGACTAATGGCATTTTCAATTGCTACAGACCTGCCTGGATGGGCAACAATCGGGGCTTCAAAGAGTGGTAACGCTCCTAGTGTTTACAGCTACCTGACCAGTTCAGACAACAAAGCGGCAGTTGCCGCGTCTGGCTACTTCAATGCAATTGAGGGTTTGATCACGACTGGTGATTTCATTCTCAATAAAGCTAGTGATGGCGGTCAGCTCTTAGTTGCTACTAACACTGCCGGTGTTATTACGACAGCTGCGATCTAAGTAAAACGGGGCGGCTTCGGTCGCCCCATATTTAGCGAGAGGCGTTGTATGGCATCAGGTGATACTGATATTTCGATATGCTCTGACGCATTAATCCTGCTTGGAGCTGCACCGATAAGTTCATTTGCAGACGGGACGGACATTGCCCAGGCATGTGAGCGCCTATATCCCGACCTTCGGGACTCTTTACTTGCCAGGTATCCCTGGAGCTGGTCATACCAGAAGATTAAATTAGCTCGTTTGGCGACCGTTCCGGACAACGAGTTTAGATATTCCTATCAATTGCCAGGCGATATGTTGTCTGGTATTCGAGCAATCTTTGCTGATTCATCAACCAATCAATTACCAGTCCGTTATGGCTGGCAGATCTTTGGGGATCAGTTGTACACCAATCTTGAAACGGTTTACATTGATTATCAAACGTCTGTAGCCGAGGAAAGAATGCCCGCGTACTTTGTGCGGCTGCTGCGTACAGTGTTGGCTGCGGAATTGGGCTTGGTTGTGACGGATCAAATCAGTAAGACTGACTATTTCAATTCACTTTCATTCGGGACACCAGGCGAGAATGGTCGTGGTGGTTTATTCCGAGAAGCGATGAATGTGGATTCTAGGGGCAATTCGCCGCAAGTTATCGAGGATTACTCCCTAATATATGTAAGAGGGTAGCATGGCTCGTTATACGCAATTCCAAACAAACTTCAGCGTTGGCGAGATGGATCCTTTGCTTCGGGCCAGAACCGACCTTGAGCAATACTCCAATGGTTTAGAATCCGCAAAAAATGTAATCATCCATCCGCAAGGTGGCGCCACTCGTCGTCCTGGGCTTAGATCTTTAGGAACAAATGTTTCTCAAGCGGATCAGCCGTCCAATTTAATTGCTTTTCAATTTAGCAGGACAGATAAATATCTCTTGGAGTTTGTGGGTTCTGATGAAATCGGCACTAGCGGCATATTTGCCAGCGGTAAAATAAATATTTATAAAGATGATGTTTTTAAATTTGTCATAGATACAGGCTTGACAATTACAGCAGCGATGATTCCTGACTTAAAGTTTACACAAGCCGTAGATACTTTAATCGTAGTTCACCAAGACTTGCACCCAAAAAGATTAATTAGAAATTCCGATACTGATTGGGATTGGGAAGACCTGCCACTTACTTTTATTCCCACTTATGCGTTTAGTCCACATTTTCATTATCCGCAGTTTACGATTACGCCATCAGCGGTGGATGGAAATATTACACTTACTGCTTCTGGCGGGACTACCGATACAGGGACCGCGCAAGGCGGTAGCTCCAACACTATCCAGCTAAAATCTGCAACAAGCTTTACAGGACTCAATACGCCTGTTGGAATGAATGTAACACTTACAGGCGGTACAGGCAGCGGTCAGTCAAAGCATGTTCATGCGTATGATGTTGCAACAAAAACAATCACTATTGA